GTTTATATTAATTTCACAATCACGAAATAATATTAATGCAATGTATACAAGTCAGCAACCGACAGGTGGGCAGGCTACTAAGTTTTATTCTTCTACTGTAATTAAATTATTTTCATCTGAATCAGAAAACCAAGCATTAAAAGGAAAGATAAGTATTGGTGATAAAATTATTGAAGAAAAGGTTGGCAGAAAAGTAAGATGGGAATTACAGTTTTCAAAAACTTCTCCTGCTTTTCAGTCTGGCGAATATGATTTCTATTTTAGAGGTGATAATCTTGGTGTGGATAGTATAGGAGATCTCGTAGATACTGCCGAATTGATGGGGATTGTAGAGCGCACTGGTGCTTGGTATTTACTTCCAGATGGCTCAAAGGTACAGGGCAGGGAAGGTTTTGTTAACAAGGTAAGAGAGGATCTTGATCTACAAGATATGATTAAGGCTAAGATCAGTGGATAAATATACAATCTATGAAGGAAAGTTTCCTTGTAAGACTTGTAAAAAAGAAGTAAAGACAATAAGAGTTTATCTAGCAACTGGAATAGCATCTTGGATGTGTTCAGAAAAACATTTATCAGAAGTTCAATTGTTTAAAGTAGGATATAAGAGGGTTAAAAAAGATGAGTGAGGCAAATGAAAGTAAAAGAATAGGTGCCAAAAAGCATAAGAATTCTGGTAGAAATACTAAGAAGGGCGATGCTACTTGGGAAAATTTTACTGTTGACTTTAAGGAAAACTCAAAATCTTTTACACTTAATCAGGATGTATGGGCTAAGGCTACAACCGATGCAATAAGAAATGGCAATGACCCAGCCATAATTGTGGTACTTGGCGATGGTAACAAGAAAACCAGGCTTGCTATAATAGAGTTAGAACTACTAGAACAGATGGTGAATAATGGAACAAAATAATACAACACTTGAAATGATTAATGGTTTGACAGAAATAGCAGACTACATGGAAGATCAAGAATTAACTACTGCTTTAACATTTATTGCTAAAATTATTATAAAACCAGACATTCCTATGAATGTGGCTACTGTAGAAATTGTTAGGCTACAGGCAATTGCAGCAAAGATGGCTTTTAAGGCTACCTGGATGGCTAATGTGGATAAGTCAGATCGTGGCAAAAAGAATATTTATTATACCGCAGCAGAATCTATAAATAACCTTGTGTCCGCTCTTAAATACATAACTCGCTGATATCTGATATAATTATACAAACAAAGGATAATAATGAAAAATTTACTAAAAGAAGTAATGATAAAAGATTTATCAAAAAAGAAAACAGTAACAAGGGTTGAAGATACTTCATTTATTGATGGCTTGATTGAAAAGATAGAGTCTGGATATTTAGCACAAGCAAAACCAAAGTTTACAAAGAAGAGTAATTTTTCTCCTTCTGGACTAACATATGGTGCTGGTGAGTGTCCTAGATATTGGTATATGATGTTTGATGGTGCCCCTGCGTTTGATAATTCAACGGCCTATGGGGTTGCAAATAGAAATAATGGAACATATGGTCATGAAAGAATTCAGAAGGCGATAGAACTATCTGGCCTTCTTGATAAAGATATGGTCATGGATCCTAAGCCAAGAAATTACAATAAACAAACACATCCATCAATGGAGTTTAGAGTAGAATCAGAAAATCCTCCATTTCTTGGGTATGGCGATGTAATGTTAAATATCAATGACGAAAGAGTTATTGGAGAAATAAAAACAATAAGTAATGAAGGATTCGAATATAAAAAGAAAAGCAGAAAATCTAAGATGGGCCATCTTATGCAACTGTTAATTTATATGAGATTATGGAAAATTGACAAAGGTGTAATGATTTATGAAAATAAAAATAATCATGAACTATTAACCTTGCCAGTTGTAATGAACGATCATTTCCGTCGGTGGGTAGACCAGGCATTTGATTGGATGAGAGAAGTATATGCGAGTTGGAAGAAGCAGGAGTTACCACAAAAACCCTATAGATCCAATTCTAAAATATGCAAAGAATGTCCAATTCAAAAAGCATGTGCCGAAGCAGAGACAGGGGTAATTAAAATTAAACCTCTGGAGTTGCTAGAAGATGAAAAGTTGTAAATGGTGCGATAAAAATTTCGATTCCGATATTTCTTATCAAATATATTGCTCTGAGCAATGTAGAGAAGAAGCGACTAAAGAAAAAATAGCACAAAGATATATTCAATCCAGACGACAAAAAAGAAAAGGAAAAAATAGAGTTTGTAAACAGTGTGGCTCTAAGTTATCTATATATAATGATGAGCCACTTTGTAACAACTGTAATATTAATCCAAATGATGTTAAGAAAGCATTAAAACAAATTAAAGGAATGACAGATGGCAAAAGCAAAAGAAACAGATAGATACTTTAAACAAGATCTATCAACTCAGCCTGGAGTCATATGTGCTATTGACGCAAGTACAAATAGTTTAGCATTTACTATATACTCATACAAAAATTTATCAGACCATGGAAAAATTATTTTTGAAGGTAAAAATATTTATCAAAAAGTAATTGACGCTAATAAAAAGACTAAGGCTTTGTTTGATTATTATAATCTTGTAGAGGCTATTGTTATTGAGCATACTGTATTTATGAATTCCCCAAAAACAGCAGCAGATCTTGCTCTTGTTCAGGGTGCAATTATAGGTGGGGCAGGAATGGCAGGAATTAAAATAATTGGTAAGGTGTCTCCTATAACATGGCAATCCTATCTAGGTAACAAGAAATTAAATAAAGAAGAACAATTACAGATTAGATCTACAAATCCAGGAAAATCTTTATCTTGGTATAAAGGTTATGAAAGAGATTTTAGAAAACAAAGAACAATTAAACTATTAGATGTTATTTATGATAAAAAAATAACAGATAATGATATTGCTGACTCTGCTGGCATAGGACATTGGGCAATAAATAATTGGGATAAGGCGATTTGACAGGTACTGCTATGGGTGCTAAACTATATACAAATGAATTATGGCTTAAGAAGAGGTATCATATTGATAAGAAAACTCCAGAGGCTATAGCAAAAGAATGTGAGGTTAGTGTGGAAACAATTTATGTATACCTTGCTAAATTTGGATTAAGGAAGTCAAAGCGATGAAGCCAATATTTGAAGATGTCAAAAATTTTAATTGTCAAGATTTATATTTACTTACAGTAGGAACATCTGCTGGAAGAGAGATATATGATTCTTGTCATGAAATTGCTCACATGCTAATTAAAAAGAACATAGCATATGGAAATTCTGCTCTTGAGCCTGTTCGTATTTTTAGCAAGGCAGATGCAAGAGAGCAACTTCATGTTCGTATTGACGATAAACTAAGTAGAATTATGAAAGGCAAACAATATATTGGCGACAATGATATTGATGACTTAATTGGCTATCTAATACTATTAAAAATTGCCAAACAAAAAGAGTTAGGTTTTCAGGAGGACTACGGCCTTGTCGACTGAAGAAGATTTAGTTAAACATCTTGACGAAGTTAATAATGTAGTTGGAGAGTATCTTAAAGGAAACGATGCTACAAAAATTTCCAAAGATCTTTCTATACCACGCACTCGTGTAGTTCAACATATTAATGAATGGAAAGTTATGGCATCTGCTAATGATGCTATTCGTGCTCGTGCTAAGGAAGCATTGGCTGTTGCCGATACACATTATAATAAATTAATTGCAAAATCATATGAGGTTATAGAGGACGCAACTACTACTGCAAATCTTAGCGCAAAAACTGCTGCAATTAAACTTGTTATGGATATTGAATCTAAGAGAATTGATATGTTACAAAAAGCGGGTTTATTAGAAAACAAAGAACTCGCAGAAGAAATGTTGGAGATAGAAAAAAAACAAGAAGTATTGATGGCAATACTTCGTGATATTGCATCTGAGTATCCGCAGGTTCGTGATGAGATTATGCGTAGACTTTCTGATATTGCTAAGAAGGACGAAGTGATTACAATTGTCCATGATGTTTGATGATTTCTTAGAGGCTCTCAAAGATAATCACTTTGAAGAAACTCCTGTTGATGTAAAAACATTTGTTGAGTCCCCAGATTATTTGGGCCAACCACCATTGTCAGAAAGTCAATATGATATTGTTCAGGCGATGAGTCAGATATATCGTAAAGAAGATTTACAAAGAATAATGGGAGAAAAAGAAGGATCACAATACTATGACAAATACACAAAAAACGAAATCATTTTACAACTTGGGAAGGGTAGTGGGAAGGACTTTACCTCTACTGTTGCCTGTGCTTATATTGTATATAAGTTATTATGTCTTAAAGACCCTGCAAGATATTTCGGAAAACCAAGTGGAGATGCAATAGATTTAATTAACGTTGCTATTAACGCACAACAGGCAAAGAACGTTTTCTTTAAGGGCTTTACAACTAAGATTGAGAAGTCCCCATGGTTTGCGGGTAAGTATGAAGCAAAAGTTTCATCTATTAGTTTTAATAAGTCTGTTACAGTTTATTCTGGACACTCTGAAAAAGAATCACATGAGGGTCTAAATCTTTTGCTTGCTGTTCTTGATGAGATTTCTGGTTTTGCTACAGAAGTTTCTACTGGTAATGAACAAGGTAAAACTGCAGAAAATATATATAAAGCATTTCGTGGATCTGTAGATTCTCGTTTCCCAGATCTTGGAAAGGTAGTTCTTCTTTCATTCCCAAGATATAGTGGTGACTTTATTTCTGAAAGATATGAATCAGTAATTGCAGAAAAAGAAGTAATAAATAAAACTCACAGATTTATAATTAATCCATTATTACCAGAAGATGATCCAGATAACTGGTTTGAAATAAGTTGGGACTATGATGAAATTAAATCTTATAAATACCCTGGAGTATTTGGATTAAAAAGAGCAACATGGGAAGTCAATCCAACAAGAAAGATTGATGATTTTAAAATAGCATTTATGACAGATCTCGGCGACGCAATGATGCGCTTTGCTTGCGTTCCAACATATGCTTCAGATGCATTTTTTAAACAGGCAGATAAAGTAAGAGCATGTATGAGTATTAGAA